GCTAAAGACCTGGGTCTATTCTTTACCTTTTGCCAAGATAGAGCTAGTCAGTTTCTTTTTCACAGATCACTACTGCCCCCTAAAATATCACAGAGACTTCAATTACTTTCCCGTGGAGCACGGCGATCGGCCCGAGATACCAGATTCACAGCACGACTTCATATGGTTGCGCTGGGATAAACGCAAGAGTTTCTGTTTGTTTGATATAGCGGACGATGGTACCGTCAATGAAATGATTCCAGTAGAAGGATACAGTGCAGCGTTTAATCACTACAACTGGCACGGTAGCACGGACATACTAGACAGGGCCACGCTCAGCATGAAGGTCGAAGGTGCATTTACAGATGAGTTTAAGAAGATAGCCTATGGATTATAATCCACCATTACCTAACTACATTGATTTGAAACAGCTGTTCAAGGGCAACATAGAGCGCATCAACAGCAAACACGCTAACCAATATGCGCTAGATGACCAAGGCAACCGTATCGTCTACTTCTCCGGAGAAGATAAACCAGAACTATTTGAAAACAATCTAGACAAACAACCTGCCGATTGGCACTATAGGCATAAACAAGTTACCTATAGATGCAATTCTAGATTCTATCGCTGCGCAGAATGGGACACCGTCGATTGGGCTTCTAGCGTAGTATTGTTTGGTTGCAGCCAAGTACAGGGGCAGGGCCTAGCTGAAGATGAGACTATAAGCGAACAGCTAGCACAGCTATTAGGTCGACCTGTGATCAATCTCGGAGTAGGTGGGTCGGGTATGATGTATAATCTTCATAATAGTCTACTGCTAATGAAAAACTTTCCCACACCCTGGGCTGTGGTACAGCAGTGGCCCAATGCGGATCGCATACACGTCTTTAGTGATTATCTAATGACGATGGGTCCATGGGATCCGGACCAGCACCCTCTGTTTATGTCCTGGAACCAAGATGCTAGCAATGCACAGCTACAGGCGATCTTTGTTAAAGAAATGAGCGAAACGCTGTGGAAAAACCGCACTAGGTATTATTCATTAACACAGTCTTGGCATACCGCGCAAGCTATAAATTGCGATTGGGTGGAAAGAGTAGATTTTGCTAGAGATCTAGGACATCCGGGACCATTGACTGCGGCTGCCGTTGCTGGATATATCGCCAAACGATTAAGCTGATAGATCGTAAAAGAATTCGCTAGAGATAAATCCTCGATCAGTGATCTTGTCTAGCGTTATAATGCCTCTAGCGAATCCTGTGGTTAGATTCAATAGATATCCGTTTTCGATAGTCTGTATCAGCTTATTGGTTAGGATAGGGTGTGTAGATCTCAAGAAATGTCCAGCCCTGGGATCTCTCCTCACCAGCTGCTCTATCCGGCTGCGATCTGCCTCATCTATCTCTTGATAGCTTATAGAAACAAGAGATCCTATCGCGAATCTTAGATTAGACCATCTATCAGTCATATCTCTATAAACATCTTCTGTTTCTGGAAAGCAGGCCATCACTATGATCTTAACACCTTTGCCGGCTAGATCATTTAGATTATACAAGAAGTTTATCAATCCGAGATCCTGATTCCTAGGATTGTCTAGGTACATTATGAATTTCTCAAAAGCATCTCGTTCATCTCTGCCATAAGGATGCTCTTGATGATCAAAGCTCCAGGCGTGTGATAGCATAGGTCTGTCACGGAAGAACCATTGCCTGATAACGTGTGTTAAACAGACTATCACTACATCTCCGGGTAGTATATCGTTTCTAACAGATTCGACTCGATCATATGTATAAGATAAGCTAGTCGATCCTAGTGCCAGATTACGTACAGGTTGATTGAAATGTTTTGCCACTGCTTCTGTCCAAGCAAAGCTAGTATCTCTACCGCCGCCATCGATCTCTGCGTAGCTGTCTCCAAATATCCAAAACGTCATAGGTCTTCCGGACTCTCTATATTGTTAAGCAGTTCTCTCAGCTTTGAGCTTCCGACATTAGCACGTACCTTGGCCATCTCTCGTATAGGATCGGCTTCTGTCTTTTGTGCCGGAGTAACCGTAGTACGATTCTTGATGCTTTCAGCGATACGATTGCGACCACCGGTTGGATTGCTATCTTCGTCCTGCTCATCGCAGTCTGTGATACGCAGCGTATCTGGATCAAACGCTAGATCAACTTTCTGCCCTACGCCGCTACTACTTCTAGTCTTCATAAACTGTATCTGATAGCGTCCGCGCTCACGCATAGCACGGCTAGTAAAGATACCAATCACGTTATCTGCTGTTTGGATCTTAGATAGTCCACCACTGATATGGCTATGATCGAACTCTACTTCTTCCACTGCTGCTCTGTTCAGCTGGCTTGCTGTTACAGTGATGGCACCAATCTCCATAGCAAAGTTTCGCAATTCCTCACTCACATACTTGTCCTTGATGAATAGATTCTCAGGACTGATCTTGATCGATATGGGCATCAGTAGATCTAGATAATCGATCAAGATAACATCTGGAGTATGTCCTTTGCGTATGCTGTACTCTTTGACATAAGCACGTAGATCATTTACATTCTTACCGCTGGGCATATACTTGACCTGTATAGCTCCGCTGCGCTTGCCTGCCACCCGTACTTTTAGTTCTACTTCGTCTATGCTCTTAAAGATCTCACGGGTAGTGATACCTGTGATCATGCTATCAATGCGCATACTAGTCAGTGCTTCACTAAGTTCGAGCGTAACATACAATACATTAAGTCCAACACTCGCAAAGTTAACAGCTAGATTCTGCAAGAACAGACTCTTGCCTGCGCCAGATCCTCCACAGAAGATGTTAAGCTCACCTCGATTGAATCCACCATATAGCTTCTGATCAACAGCTTTCCATCCTGTGCTCAACTGTCCGTTGTTGTCTTTAAGCATCAGCAGTCGCGCCCTAGGATCAGCAAAGTAGTCTGTGCCCATATCTTTAGCTAGACTTATCTGCACTGCTGCTTTGATCTTGGCTTCTACTGGACCATACTCGCCTTTTTCTAATAGGTCTGCCGACTCTAAGATAGCCCTTTCCAGCGCCTTATGTCTAGAGAATCTCTCAAATTCATCTAGCAACCAGTCATAGTTCTCTTTAGGAACATCTGTAGCATCCGATAGGTCTAACCCGGTCTCGGCCCTGATGATGCGTAGCTCGGGCATCACCTTGTATTTGTCAACATAAGTCTTTAGGTAATCTGCTGTAGATTTCAATCTACGATCAAAGTTCTCGCTGTCAAATATGTTCTGGCAACGCACAAATGTTTCTGCATCTGCCAAGAACATTTCAAGATAGAGTTTCTGTATGTCGTAATTATAATCTGCCATAGTTTATTATACTATCTCCCTGTTGGTATAGCAATCTTATTTTTCGTAAGTGTGTACGTTTACATTGTATCGTTCTTCGAAACACTTCGCACCCCAGAGATCGTTTACCATAGGTTGTCCTTTGATGTTTAGGCTTGTGTTTAATAATACAGGACATCCGGTTAGTTCATACCATTCTTCTAGTAACACACGTAGTCCATGATTGCTATACGGTACAGTCTGTACCCTGCAGGTTCCATCTACGTGTAGTGCTGCAGGTATAGATTCTGGTTTCAGACACTTGACTGCATACTGCATATATCTAGAATCTTTACCTTTTAAATCAAAATACTCGTCGGCTAGCTCTTCTAATATCACGGGTGCGAAAGGTCGGAACTGTTGTCTCTGTTTGATCGTGTTGACTTTCTCTTTCATATCTAGTGTAGTAGGATCTGCTAACAAACTACGATTTCCCAGTGCCCTGGGACCAAACTCCGCAGAACCATTAGCTACTCCGACGATGCCTGTAGTCGTTAAATCTAGCAGGGCTTTTTGTACGGGATAGTTGCCTGATATATTATGTCCCCAAAAACAGTGATTCCACTTTATATGTTTCTTCTTGTGTGCCAGTACAGCACCAACAGCCGATCCACTATCTCCTGGATTAGGAAATATCCATACATCTTTAAACTGTCGCCAAGCTAACACATTTGCCACACAGTTAAGCGCACATCCTCCAGCTAATGCTAGATTATCGCTACCAGTATGGTGTCTGGCTATCATCAACAGTTTCTCAAATTCTCTCTCGTATATCCACTGTGTAGCAGCGGCTATATCAAATAGATCCTGTGTAGTGTTTAAGCTAAACAACCAATTAGCATAGCCCCTATGCAGGTTTTTCTTTACTCCGTCATTGGAGAACATATCTGCATACATTTGATCCTTGAGCCTGTGTGGATCTCCATATGCGGCCATACCCATGAGTATGTACTCGTCTTCTTGAGGTTTAAGTCCGACACGCTGTGTCATAGCACTGTAAAACAGTCCGAGGCTATTGGGATAGGACCTAGTCCAAACTTTCTTTAGCTTAGAGTCGCTAGCTTTCCATACACTAACAGTATCCCATTCTCCGATGCTATCTACTACTAGAACAGCGCATTCTCTGAAACGAGAAGTATAGTATGCTGCTGCGGCGTGAGACAGATGATGATCCGTGTAAGTGATATTAGCAGTTATATCTCGATCTTCTAGATAAGTCCTAATATCGTTATCTCGCCATTTCCAGCCCTGCCCTGCCCACAGCTGTCTAAATGTTTTACTAAGAGGACGCTCATACCAAAATACTTCTTTTGGATCACCATATTTTTTCTTCAGGTACTGTACCATACTAGCGGGTATGTTAGCGTCATTCTTTATCCCGCTAAAACGTTCTGTTTGGCTTGCAAACATCAAACTGTTATTGTCAAATACTGCTACAGCAGCGTCGTGGCTATTAGCCGAAATTCCCCATGTGATCATTTGTATATAAACGGGTCCCTTTTGCGTAGTTCAGCTAATCTCTTCTTGTATCGTTGCTTGTCTTTAAAGACCTTGTAAGGCCAAGAAATTAAATTCCAAAGTTCTATCAAGAAAGTTTTCATAACTTCATCCTCAGTTTAATTTTTAGATCACTAGTTTCTACATTTTTGCATATACTTAGCATGGTAGCTAAACGGCCGTATTTTAAAACTGCATCACCTGCATCCTTAATATCCTCGGCCCATTCTGGAAATGCCACCGCCCACCCTAGTTCGATAGCCTGTCGTATCATAGATTCTCCAGCTTTATCTCGATCCGGAACTACTATTACCTGTCTACCTAAGCTGTTGATCTGCTGTGCTTGCTGTGCTGATATCTCATTAGTCAATACAGCGACACCTCCTAGTAACACTGCATCTATGCTACCTTCAAATACCAAAACAAATTTACGATCATATCCCTGTCGATCTAGATTGAATACTAGGTGCGCAGGATGCTCTGTTAGATACTTAGGATTTCCCTTGCCACATTTACGTGCGATATAACCAACAGGTTTTTGATCTACAGTCAGCGGTATGATAAATCTATCTGCATATCTCTCACTCCAATAGAAATCAAAGTCATCTAGTGTTAGCCCCCTTGAATAGATATATTCAACTACTGGAATAACACGCTCTTCTCTTGTTATTAGATCTGCATCTATCCGTTGGCTGTTAGGTGGAAAGTCACGAGGCACGAACACAGGTAGGGTTATAATGCCGTTCGTATCTGTTAGCTTACCTGCTTCTATCTTCATGCATTCAAACGCTAGGCGATTGATCTGCTCATCCGATGCCCCGTTCCAACGGAATAGGTCTTTCATACGTGCGCCTAGATTCCTACCTGGTCTCCAACTGGCTTTCCATCCGCAGTTAAAACAATGGTAGCTCACACCATTGTCGTCTGTGCGTTTCACACCACCGCGCTTCTTGGTATCTCGGCTTTCACCATTGTGTACACAGCAGGGAGCATTAAAACTAGTCCACCCGTTAGGTGTAGTTTTTTTATTAGAAATTAATGCTAACAGTTCGTCATGGAGGTCCATGAGTATATATTAGCTTCTATATAGGATTTTGTCAACCGTTCCTGTGTTAGTGATGTCCGGTTCAACACGGAATCTTACAAAGCCAAACACGCCATAGAAATTGATATAGTTTACGGTATCAGATGGCTGTATAGGTTGGCTAGTCAATGTAGACCATTTAACAACATCACCTATAGCATTTTCCATAGACACTTCTATGTTTACTGCTCCGTAGAAATCGGTACTGTTTATCTGTGCCGTATGAAGAGCGTTGTTGTTGCTGTTCTTTTCTGGATCAGCATAGATAGCACTAGTATATAGACTGCGATCTGGTTGTTGATAACTTAGTTGATCGCTAGTAAAGAAATCAGTAATAGCAACACTAGGTAATACCTGAGGAAAACTGTTGGCTACTACTTCTACTGCTACCGTAGGTCCAAACTGGCTATCTCCATAGAGTATGCTCTTAACTCCGTAAATATCGACTAGGTAAACGCTATACATATATTTTCCGCTATTGATAGGTTCGAGATCGGCTTCTGGTATAGTTAACCTCACTAGGCTATTTTCCGGACCCTGTAGCGTATACTGCATCTGATATATTAAATTGCTAGTATCTCGATCGAGCAACAACCAGTAGAGGGTAGAACCAACAACATTAAGTAACTTCTGATCATTGTTTAAGAGCCTAAGTTCAAAAGTGTTATCTATACCTTTATGTAGTCGCAGTGTCCTAGCATACATTTTTCTATATCCTGTCTGAACGGGATCCAAATTAGAGTAAAGGTCTTGGCGATTTGGGTATAAATACGCGGACTGTTTAATCATCTTTAAGGATCCTTTTTTATATTTATGACTAATTTAACTGAAAAGATACAAGATCAATTTCCGTTTATAACTATTCTAACATATGGTAATCAAGAATATGTATGCATAGTTATCAATCAAGATACGAGCATCACTAGCATTTACGATTATAATATCTTAAAAAGCGAAAGCGATAAGAAATTATTTTTAGAAATGGGTGAAGCTTGGTGGTGGGAATCAAATCGTATGCTGCCCATCAACATATATCTGCGTAAAGAAATGGAATATTTTAAATATGCTATTAAGAATTTTAGCACCAAAGATGTTAATGTATCAATTGGTCCTATAGTTAATCTTCACAACATAATGCTAAAACGTGTTAAGAGAAGGCACGTACAGTTAGTTCGACGTCGTTAATAATTGCTCACATATTAGATTAAGCTGCACTACGATAGCACAAGCATATGCGATAGCGTGTGATCTCTTAAAGAAATATTGATCTTCAGCAGGTCTCTCCCATACTTCTCTCATTATTTCATTCCAACTTTTTTCATTTAAATATCTTTTAGCAGGACGTATGATAGCTAATACTGCTGCCAGCTGTTCTATGCTAGTTGGTTTTAGCTTGCTCACTAGATCATAGTGTGCATTGATATGGAATAACTTTTCTACTATTTCTCTGTGTTCTAATAGAATCCACAATGGTTCTATATTTAATAAACGCTGTAAATGCTCTTCGTTCTCAACCCCATCATATATGCTGACATTGAGGAAGTCTATCTTGAAATAGCCTCTCGATTCTGCTGTCTCATAATCTATAGTAGACAGGTTAGTAAAAGGATCGTGAGGTATCTCTTGCGCATAGATTCCAGTATTATGCTTGACAGACTTCCCTTTATCTTTCCGCATCGCCACGCGATGATCTATTAGATCTAATATCTTGTTGCGATCTGAAAAATCAATGTCGATATCCATTAATGCTCCGTGTCGCTATTAAAAAGTAATAATGGTAAGTGATTAGTTAAGTATTCAGCAAATTGCTCTAGTTGTTCTTTGCCTTCGAATCCTGTAAACTTTACATAAAGTACACCAGAGTCTTCATCGGTTAATACTTTATACTTTAGATCTACAGCTTCAACAGAATTTTTTCCCATAGTGTCGATATACATTAAACCCTCGCTTCCTTGATCATGTTTTTTACAAATTCAAGGTCTGACACGTGATTCTTAAAGCGATCGTTCCAAAAAACCAAATCTATCATAGGAGCGATAGTCTGTAATTGATCATCTGTCATCTTCTTAAGTGATGCGATTCCATTATCGCAATTTAACAACACCCAAGGACTGACCTTGCCGTCTCGAATATCATAAGTTAATCTATTCAAATTAGCATATAAAAAGTAATGGTTCCACTGTGCGTTATTCTTGTCTCCCCACTCGCACATAGTATTTATTGTGCGTTCGCAGGCAGACTCCACTTGCTCACTCTTTATTAGGTCTAGCACATATTTGTCATATAGTTCTTCTCTGCACCATTTGTCTAACGGAACTCCGCTCTTGACGATCCAATCTATATACCTATCTGGATAGAGAGGATTAACATTGCTCATAAAGCTACCAAACTTTACGAAAGCATTGTAATAGGGACTCTTACAAAAATCTTCATAGGTCTTTTCTTCTCGGCTGTTCTGTGTAGTCTTATAGAATCTATTATAAACATAAAACCCACTCTGTACCCTGCGTTCATCCTTTTGCATATATCTGCGTTTAGGCTCGCACATATGCACTGCTAAGGTCTTTTCCTTAACAAAGCCTTTTCCACAAAATCTGCAGCTGTACTCAGAGATCTTTAAGTTCCTTTTCTTCCCAACCGAGCTGGCGGGCGATGTCTTTAATTTCAGCACTGGTGTTTATCTCCGCTAACAGTTCTAGTTCATCTGATTTCATATCTGGATATAAAGATTCTAGTATCTTAAGTTTCTTACCTTGACCTTTTTTCTTTCCGGCTAATCCTATCCATTCGTGATAGAATACAGTCTTTTTATCCCAGTTAGCCTGACATAGCAACTGCCATTGTAGCTTTGGATGCTTGCTTAATTCAAACCAATTCTTGTTAAAATATTCATTTACCGCTAGCACATAATGCTGTGCTTGCTCTGTGTTATTGGTCTTTACGCTGCTAGCATATCTGTTTAGGATCCAAAGCTCGCTTTTCAGTGCCTTGCGCTGCTCATCGTCTAGCTCATCCCATAAGGACTTGCTGTTTAAATCTATAGCGGCTATTATTTCTTTAAGAGGGATCTTTGTCATCTTTAATAGTATAGTATATTAACAGCAAATGATCAAGAGCTATTTTGACTGATGCGTTCGTTTCTGCTAGTCTTTTAATTTCATTAAATTCTAAGTACGTAAACAGATCTGGAAGATCTTGTACTATTTCTCTTTCCGTATGTTGAGGTAATCTTTTAAAGACAGTTCTTCCACCATTAGGAGATTCAAATATAAATTTGTCACTGTCTTTATCCATCTACATCAACTTTGCGTACTGAATTATCTCACTCTGTCTACTTATGTCTTTTACAAAGAATACACAAGGCGGTTCGTCACCTTCTCTCAGCGGCACTGCTAACAGCTGTCCGTTCTTCATTTTAGGAAAATACCATTTGAAATCCATATAGACATTTAGTATTTCTACTTCTAAGAAACTAAATTTAAAGTCACTGATAGGATTAAAAACAAATGCATCAAACCCTCTGTTGGTGAGGCTTGTCAGAGATATAACTTCTAGATCATTTCCGCTTTCATGGCATCCTACTACTATGCTCCAATCTAATGGCATCTGTACTTGATAGTTTCCAATCTTAAGCACTACCGCAGGAGCATTAAAACTCTCCAAGAAAACCAAAGGTATAAAAAAGAAATCAGGTTCGTTGGGATTACTGTTATCTAGTACGCTAAATCTTAGATCCTCGTCTATCTCATCTGGTAAATTATTTAAATTAAATGTCTTGTTATCTAGTGTTAGTATCTGCATTTTATTCTCACTTTAAATGTCTGTCTTTATGACTACAAAGGAATACTTCGCGTCCTTATAAAATTTCTTACGTTCTGTAAGATGTCGTTTGGCATATTTACAAGATGATGTTATATCCCAGATCTGTACGAAGTCCTTGTCCTCTGCTTTGCGGATACCGCGTCCAATAGACTGGATAACTCTGACAAAGCTCTTTCCGGGCTCCAGCAGTACCAGATTAAAAATACGAGGAATATTAATACCCACAGCAGCAACTCCATAGGTCGCAACAATAAGCTTATCGTCGCTTGTTTTAACTTCATCATACTCATCTTTTCGATCTTTTGTTTTAACTTTTCCGCTAACAAATACAGCATCCGGTATCCTCTCGATCAGCATTTCACCTGTTTCAATCCTATTGACTAGAACTAATGTATTACCTGTAGCTACTATTTCTTTTATCTTAGCCGACAACCAATCTAATCGAGTCGAATCAGTGACTAGGTATTTGTATTCATCTGCATAGTTACGAAATTCTTTTATGTCAGTTACTTGTAGCACGTTAACGTGACACTGTGCTAGAATTCCTTTTTCTTGCAACTGATTAGCTGTAACTCTATGTATGACTTCGCCGATCGAACAGCGTATAGATTCATACTCAAATTTTTCTTTGGGAACAGTTCCAGTCAATCCCCAACGTATTGGAGCATTGGCAAAATTGATTGTTAGCAATTTCTTTAGGACATCTGCTTTGGCTTGATGTACCTCATCGATGATAATAGCAGCAACGCCTTCGGTAAATTCAGCTAATGTTAATGTTTCAGTATCGTGGCTCTTCTTATCTAGGATGTTTAGGCTCTGCCAAGTGCAGATAGTATGTGTCTTGTTAAGTTCTTTACGATCTCCATAGTAGACACCGACATCCAATCCAACATTACGATAGTCTTCTTCTGTCTGCTCCACTAGGCTCTTGTTCGGAACGATAACCATCGTCCTGCCATATCTCTCGCATATCTTGCTGAGTGTAGCAGTCATGATAGTTTTGCCAGCGCCAGTAGCAACTTCCTGTAGTGCTTGGGGATTTTCTAAAAAGTTATTGACTACTTCGACCTGATCGTCGCGCAGTCTTATAAGTTCTCCTTCGAACCTATGTCCTTTTGGCCAAACCTTGTCTCCCCAAAAATCTTCTGCGATCTTTTCAAAAGCAGACAATTGATATGTACGTAGATCTTCTATCTCAACATCATAATCTAGATCATCTAGTATTGGTAGGATTTCACTCAATTGATTGATATAGCCCGTACCGCCGACGCCAAAGAACGCAACGGTACCATCCCATCTACCTAATCGATAGCTGGGTTGATATCGGGCCCAAGGTACTTCAAATTTAAATCTGTTAGCCAGCTTTCTTCGTGCTTCTAAACTCAAACCTTCAAACTTGATATTAACTTCATCTTTAATGATTAACTTACAACTCTGCAATGTCATTACCTAAATTTGATACTTGATCTGTATAATACAACACTAATGGATGAGAGTCAACCATTTTCGCAGCAGTGTAGTGTGCGTAGTACCTAGTCGAACAGATTAATAGTTTTGGTTTAAAGGGTATTTTAAATAGCAGCTTAGGTATCTTTTGCTTTACGAATACGACTTTAGTATTATCGTCGACTAGATTGTTGAGTTGCTTTGATTTGATAAAGTTATTTAAATCCTTGTTATTAGTGCTCCTAAAAAGCACACTCATCTGTTTAGCATCTATGCCTTGATTTGTTAGATCAATAAACCAATTTTCTAAACCATTGAGGTTATTGTCTTCTAACATGATCACTATAGGCCAGCAGTGTAGTTCTTTCATTGAACCGACAACATTTGATATACTGTGCTTTTTATTAGACAAAAAGAATTTGTTCTTGTTAGATTTAAATATAGATTTAGTGAGACTGCTGATATCTTCTTGATCAAGCTTTTCTTTTACTATACTGCTGAATTCTAATCCCAAAGTCTTTGCTAGGAACAGATCAGCTACTAATTCTAAACGTCTGTTAGAGTTATAGTAATCTAAGATAACTTGATTTGTATTTTTCAAATATAATGCGTTATCAAAATCAATCAGAGGTACATAAGATTCTGCATCAGACTTGATCTTTTTAATTTCCTGATACCAGCCCATTATCTTTTCATCTACGACGAATCCGTAAGTTTGGAAACTAGAGACTAACTCATAGATATTTTTCGTAGTCAAAGGAACTGTGTAAGATTTATCCTTTTTACTAAATTCAACATATCTACTGCCCACGACAGAATTTATTAGATTGTTAAGTTTATTGTTGAAAGGATATTTTATTCCTATAACATTATCGCTATAGAGAAATATCTTCTTAGTAGTATCTAGCACCCTAAACTTATATTTGAAAGCGGGAAGATCTAGAAACAAAGCTAGATTAGGTATAGTTAAATTAAAAAAGTTTTCTTTTAAAACTTTTATTAATAGATTAGCTTGACCTTCAGTTAGATAGGTACCGTTTTTTAATTGGCGAGCGATGTTTTTTATTAGATTTGCATCCTTGACGGGCAATCTAGAAATCTGTCGATCGTCATCAGCAATACTGGCTACTAAATCTTCTATAAACATCATAGACTCGCATCTTCCATACCTGCTACACGTAATTTGATTACGTTGCTTAATTGCCATTGTTTGATATCTAATGCTTTGATTATTCCTAACCATTTATTACGTAACAACGCAAATTCGTTTATGATCTTTTCATAATCAACTACATCGCTTTCGCCGTCTACGTATTTCTCAACATCTCTACTGGACAGAGCACGTTGGTAATTCTCTAGATATTTCTTAAAGAATTGGCTGCGTAAACGGCGAAGCTCGATGTTAAGGTATTCTAGTATAGCCTCTATCTCTTGTAATTGATTATATCGATGCTCAACGATTCCGGGCATATTTGCGGAAGCCTTTTCGATATTTCCAACTATCTTAACTTCTTTCTTAGCATCTAGTAGTTCTCGTTCAAAGAAATCTATAGCCAGAGGAATGTTAGTGATGTCTTGGCTTACTTTAGTATACCATGTCATTGATTACTCGTCATCATATCCGTAGTCGTCTTCGTCGTCCTCAGTTCCGAGTATTTCTTTTAAAGCTTCGTCTAGATCGTCATCATGGCCCATCATACTAACTAAAGTATTTTCCTTGATGCCATTCTCACTAAGTAGATCTGCAAACTTAGCAGCAAATATGCTAGTCTGTTTCTTATCTCCATACTCGCGCATTAGATCCCAGATCTCTAAAAATAGTGCTTCGTTCATCCCAGTATTTCTCCTGTTTCGTGGTCAACCAACAGAACATTATCAGGTAACTCTGCTGGCTTCTTATGTATATAGTCTTCCATTACCATATTCAACAATTCGCCAGTCCACTGCTTGCGATATTCTAAAAATTCCTTGCCTTTAGAATCAACATACTTCAGTCGGTTGCCCTGCTGTGTGATAACGCCCTTCTTCTCGAAGAGTTCGAGCAAACCACTATAGGGATTCATACCAGTCTCATAAGGAATCTTGATCTGTAGTGTTTCAAAAGGTTTGCTATAACGAGTCTTCATGATCTTACAGCTAGCACGGATACCGTTAACTTCGCTAACCTTATTACCATCTTCATCTTCCTTGAGCTTTAGCTTCTTCATAGCTACTACGATAGAACTAGCATAAACAAAGCCCTGGCCACCGCTAATCTTATCGTCAGGGTCAAACATATCCTGTGAAGCATACGTGTGATTAGTACACACCATACCTACGTTGTAGGATCCAAACATATTAACGCAGTTACGCACGAGTGCTGTCAGTGCCTTAGGCTTACGGCCCATATCGCCCTTTAGATCACCCGCTTCAAACTGATTGATATCAGTCGGAGTAAGTAGCATACCTAGACTATCTAATACAAACAATACCTTAGGACGTTCACCATCGGCCATCGTCTTGTATTCTTTCATAAACTCATGGATAGTCTTAGCAACATCGTCGATCATTGCCATATTAAGCTTTAGAAGTTTTTCTGGACTAGTATCAACTCCTAGAGCATGTAACCACTTCTCATCTAATGCGTTTTCACTATCAATAAGCACTACGAAGATATCTTGCTCCTGTGCATACTTGACGATATTTCCACTACAGATGTAGCTTTTGCCTGCACCTGATTCTCCTGCAAACACAGTGACTTTACCAAGAGGAATGCCTCTATTGAAGTCGCCGCTAATGAGATAGTTTAGTGCGTAATTACCTGTGCTGATCCAATCAGTAGGATCATTAAACCCAACACCGAGACCATCGATACTCTTGGTCAAAGTCTTTCTAAATTTACTAACATCAAAAATTTTAGCCATAAGGATTCTCCATAATGAAAAGATAGTGGGGGACTTGCCCCCACTCTTTTTTTTATCTTACTTAGATTGTCTTGAACGGATCATTGCAAGGATATCTGAGGACTTGCTATCTCCACCGGAAGGCTTAGAAACAGTCTCTGTCTTTGCAGGTGTTGTATCAAAAGGCACATCGTCATCTTCAGCAACGGCAGCAGTAACCTTAGCAGCAGTGCGTGTGTTCGGATCACCAGTTGCCTGGCTCATACCAGCTGCGCGGTAATACTGTCCCCAACGCTCTGCGTCATATGCTTCACCATCAACTGATGCTTCAAACATCTCCTTGATAACCTTTAGCTCAACATCAGTTGGCTTCTTGGGGAGATAATCCTTTAGATTAAACAGTCCATGTGCATTGATAGACTTAACATCACTATCACTGATAGCACGTTCACGACGACCCCACTTTGAAGTAGAATAGTCAGCATATCCGCCCTTGCTAGTCTTAGCGATACGGAAGTCTAAACCGTGTACATAGTCAGTTGGTAGATCTTCGATCTCAGGATCGAGGAGTGCCGCGCGGACGATCTGGAAGATCTGAGGACCGATGATAAACCTACGGATAGGATTCTCTGGTGTGTTCTCTTCCTTGATAGGATCTTCAACTACTAGTCCTTGGAATAGATAGCTCTTCTTCTTCCAATACTTACGGCCCATATCTTCTAGGCTCTTGTCTTTAAACCATCCACGCACTTCGCTAAGGATTGGGCAAGTCTCACCCCACATTTCTACGCAAGGTACCTGTACCTGTGTAGGACGGCTATCCGTCTCACCCTTAACGCCATTGAATGGAAGCTTAATCATAGCACGCTCAACCCAGAAAAATGTGTTGCTTGCGTCGCCATCTGGGAGGAATCTAACTACTGATTCCTGGCCTTCTTTCAAGTTCCAGAAAGGATAAATTCCGTTATCCCCACCGCCTTGATTGCCCGAACTACGGGTCTCTTGTTCTTTTAACTTTGCGCGAATTTCTGCTAGTGATGCCATGTGCCTATCTCCTTGTTGTTGTGCCTGTGGCTAGTTTGTTTGTGCCTAATAAAAAACTGCACTATATTACTATAGCGCAGTTTTATTTATCTGTCAATGAATATTTTTTAGAAGTTTTGGATTGGTGCTAATCCCGCTAGCTGCTTCATACGCATCATATCAGTGTTTGGAGCAACTCCGTGTGCGGCACCTTCTTGTTTTAGAGCCTCTATTGATTCTCTAGCTATTGGTTCTGCTTCATCACCAAATTCTTTTACTGCGCTAATAACTACGCCTTCTTCGCCTCTTGGAAATGAATTTTCATCTGCATTATAAAGTGATTTAACAAATTCAACTACGTCCTGTGGATCGCCTGTCTTTTCTGCTTTGTCGGGCCTTGGCTTTACCATGTCCTCTTCGTCTGTTTCTTGATCATCACTGTCGTCATCGTCACTATCGTCGCTATCGTCATCATCGCTTTCGCCTATAGCTGCCTTTAGTCCTTTGATAAATTCGATCATAGGGTCCACTGAATCAACATATGATCTATTTTGGTTTTCAGCTGTTTCACTTAGTATTATCTCTAGGTCTTGATAAGCTAGGGATTCGTTAGTAAACAATCCTACATACTTTTGCTTTGCAACAATGGCTCTGTAGATCTGTACCATCTTCTTCTTTTCTTCTGGTCCCATACGATTATATTCATCGCTAGCCATAAGCATAAGATTGCTAAGTTCATCATTGTTTTTAATGTGCTTGCCTAGGTGTTCTATAGCTATGCTATTCTTTTCAGGTCCTTGTGCATCTGCTGTCTCTAGGCGCTTTTGTAATATTCCCATACGGGCTGTTGCTTTTTCTAATGCCCATTTAATTTGATTGTCTCGTGGATTCTCTTGTGCTTTAGCTTCTAGCTGTTGTATCTGCCTCTGTGTAATAGCCACTGCTTTTGCAATGAAATCTTTGCTATAGGGTTCTACTTCAATATATGGAGAATTTTGAACTGCTTGTTCTAATTTTGATAATAGACCGCCTTGCTTCTGTGCAGCATCTTGCCTTGTTGGAAAACTCTTAGCCTTTGCATCCTGTGCTACCCAATCTGCTGATGGTGCATTCTTAGGATCCTTAAAGAACACTTCATCTGGAACATCATCCTTGGCTTCGTCGACGTCGTTAGATTTCCTCTTTGATCTCTTGTTCATTAAGTCTGTATTCTTTGTATACTTGTGCCAAGCCTTTTCTTCTTCTGGGCTACCACCTGTTGGATTATTGTCAGCAGCAGCATATTGCTGTGCTCTCTTGAGCTGTACCTTCTTGGCTAACTTATCTGAAATCTCATCAAGCTCACCAGTAGCTGGTACTTTAGCGTTGCCAGTTAGCTTATCATAAGACATTTTCATACCATCTAAATGGCGCTGTAGTGTAGGTCTTTTCTTAGAGCTATGTGGGTTGGCTCTAGGCATGTCGCCTTTCATAGCGCGGTCTCTTTGATCGCCAGCAGCTTGATTATGTCGTAGAGCTAGCTTCTTTGAAATCTCATCGATTTCCTGTTCTTCTGGTAAGTGTCCCTTTGGACCATGTTTACCCGATGCGTCTTTTATTGAGTGCTTTAGACCAAGCTGTTTTCCAACCTTAGTTGCTTTGCTATCTTTAGGATCTGATTTAGATCTTGTTGCTAATCTATCCCAAGCATATCCAGTATTATTTGTCCTGTAAGTTTCCGGATTTGAATCCCTAGGATCAGTAGCTTCGCCCATTAGATCTGAGATATAAGGGAATAGTTCTACTAGTTCTTCATTAAACTGCTGTGTAGTAAATGTGCTACGCAATTCGTTTAGAGTTGCTTCATCCATTTCTTTCTTCTTAAAAGTAGTAAAGTTCTCACGAACTAATAGATACCCATTCTGCTTCTGTATCCTCTCGAGGATCTTCTTGATATCTTTTACCTTCTTCTTTGATTTCTCTGCTATCTCGAATATTTCACTATTCTCAGTAAAACTCTTGCGGGCGAGTAAGTTATTGACTCTCCTATAATTGTAAGCCTGTTCGCTTAGGCTACAAACATAATGACCAAAATGATCATATGGATTGCCACCGTTAGCTACGTGGCGCTGCATAGCGCGGGCGCCTGCTAGATGCGGGAAAGGATAACGGAAACGCTCACCGCTTTCATTCTGTATGTAGAGAGCTTCGATGTTTCGTGTTCGGCTGTTAGGACTACCTTCCTGGATCCTCTTGGAATGCCTGATTATTAGTTTAGTGGTTTCCATATTTTGATAACTGGACTTGCTTGATCCATATAATGAAGATTCTTCCATGTTGGTGTCCTTACTATTTCTCTTTTGTAACTGATCTTTACCCTGTATATTTGGTTGCCATTGTAACCCATTTGACTTAGCAAAGGTATGCAATTCTCTAATGAGGTCAAACCATTTATTATCATCAACTTCGTTGCTACCTAAAAGTTTTAGCGTACCTTCGTCTGCTAAACTTATAGATATGTTTGATGCTACTTGTCCTCTAACAACAAAAGGAAATTCCATGGTCACAGCCTTAGCTGGATCATCAGTGGTTTGTCCTTCTGAATCCATAAGAGAAAGGCCAGGAAAACGCCTAGCTAATAAATGATATAGTCCTGTGCTTATGTTACTTGTATTTGACATTACCCATTATTTATCCAAGATAGTTAGTAAAGAAGATCGGCATTGGCATTATCTCTTCGTTGTCTCTTTCGCTCAAGAATTGATAGACCGTGGGATCCCAGTCAGCTAACACAGTACCCATCCTACATATCAACAGTGCTGCCGAAACCAAATCATCGCTTTCTTCGTTCTTACCTTTGAAACCTACTCCGCTAGCCACAAAGTTTTTTAATTCGGATATCAGAGGTTTGCTAGATATCTTCATTTTCTTGTTCTCTATCAAAGATTTTAACTTAACACAAGCGGTCATTTTGGCCTTGTGTGTAGTGTTAAATCCTTTACGGAAACGCCTAACGTGTCCCTTGCGTATAGGTTCGCTCAAGAATAATCCAGGTATATTCTCTTCACCTATGTCTCGAATAGTTACAAGAGCAGCTTCACCTATAGTATTATTTTCCACACTCCAGTAGATCTGTGGTTCACCGTGTGATTTGATATGGTTACATATCTCTCTCAGGATCCTTATCTGTCCGCTCATAGGTGTATTATTATGATACCATTCGCCTACTTGATCAAAACTAGGCAATTCAAATATCTGTATAGCGGCATTGTTACCACCTGTGCCTGCTGCCGGATCTAGTGCTATTAGATAAGTGTTCTTTGGATCTATCTTCTTATAGAAACGCACTTGGCCTAGTTTTTCTTTCGGATCAACTCCCTGTAGTTCCGAAAGCGTGATACTATTAATAAGCGTCTCATCGAAGATCAAGAATTCGCAGTTATATTCACGGCGGAAACGTTCTTCGCCGATGCGCCCCATTTCCTCAGCTTTCCAGTTATCATCTCTATCTGGATGCTCATGCCAAAATGCTTGGAATGCGCTAAATCCGTTAATACCTACGGTTGTTTCGTTTCCTTCGTCGTCAAATCGTTTGTTGGCCTCTGACCATATCAATGCGAAAGTATCTTCATCACTATTCGGAGTTGATGTTATGATAGCCCGACCACCTGTTGATATAGTTGGTGATATAGAAGTCCAAAACTCAGTAGCTACGTTAGGAGGGACGAATGCAAACTCATCGCAGTACAGCAACGAAATACTCATACCGCGTCCTGTATTTTCAGTTGTAGTGGCTGATACTATGCGGCTACCGTTATCAAACTCTATGCTGCCTTTATTATAACTTGTAACACCACAACGTATATGGTTAGGACAGAGTTCGTATGCGTATCGCACACGCTGCATGATTTCCTGCGAACCTGTATATTTGTGCGCTGCGATCAATATAGTTGAGTTAGGTATGAACATAGCATACCATAATAGATAGCCAGCAGCACAGGTGGTCTTTCCGCTCTGTCGTGGTAACATATTAACATTGAATCGATTATTGTGATAACTCTCTACGAGTCTATCCTGATACTCATAAGGTTCAAATAATAGCTGCCCTCGAACAGGATGCTGTATGTAAAAAAAGTTTTTCATAAAGTAAAATGGACCTGTTTCAGGATCCATGCACTTTTGCAGATCATTTATCTGTGATTCTGTGAAACGCTCTTTTTTGTTAGCTTTCTTTACAAGAACGCCTTCTAAACTTCTAACCATAATGATATTTATAGGTTCTAGTACACGAATTTAAATTCTTGGTACTGTTCTAATAGCTTGTCTAGTTCATCCTCTTCGTCGGTACTGGTCTTATCTCCTGGATCACCCTTTCCTGGTGTCCAAGCACTAGTACCACTATCAGTTGCTGCTGTAGCTGAACTATAGTTATCACTTGAAGATTTTATTGGGCTAGCTGGCGCAGGTGCCAGATCCGGTTGTTTAGGTAAATCTACTGGTTTATTATCTTCGGGAGGTGGCACAGTATCAATTTTAGGAGTTGGTGGTAATTCAACCTTTGGTAACTCAACCTTTGGTAACTCGACTTTAGGAGTTGGTGGTAACTCAACCTTTGGTAACTCAACCTTTGGTAACTCGACTTTTGGAGTTATTGGATTGATATCACTATATGATTTTGCCGGATCAGTTACTTTTTGTGCTAGAGAATCTGTTCTAGTAGGTGTACCGGAAACGGAAGGTGCGGGTTGTGTCGCAGGAGTAGCTACAGGTGATGCTGGTGCAGTTTGTTGAGGCGGCGCAACATTTATATGTATACCGTTATCTGCCATTTGTTTTATTTGGGCAGGATTAAGTTTATCAAAATGAGGTTGCATAACATTTAGATCTAGATTAGTTTTACCAGTAGCGGCTGAATTAACGTGACTTTGCACTCCCGGAGGTAATGTATTAAAATCTGGATGTTGTTGTATTTCTTTGGCTGCATCTATAGACGGATTCTTCTTTATTAAGCCGCCGAGCAACGATACATTATTTTGTAATTTACCGTCCGGAGTAATTGCTTTCATAGAAGAAGCATCACCTTTAGGGTCTATAGAAAAGCTGTTACTAGATGCAGATGCAGCAGGTCCGGATTGAGGTAATCCGCCATTTGATGGTATGGATGCTTGAGCTCCTGGGGTACTTAAGGATTTTAAACCGGGAGATAGTAATTTATCTTTGCCCTGTTGTAACATCGCTTGACCATTTGCCTGTGTCTTCTTCCACATATCTCCCATATCGATAGATGTCGATGATCCGTTATTTGGTGGTGTACCGGCGGCAGCAGCACCCGGACTTAGCGCATCTAATGCTTTGTTTGCTGCGCTTACAGCCGATGGGCCAAGCGTATCTTTACCTTTTTGTATTAGAGCCGGAGCATTTTTATTAATCTTATCGATCGTATCGGTTACGGTTGGAGCCAATTCTTTATTATAAAAATCTTGGCTTTTATCTGCTAGGTCTTTGAAAGCAGGACCCACTTGTTGTTGTATATTGGTTCCCATAGTAGATAATCTTTTAGACAAGTCATCTGCGCTAGTATTAGATTGGCTTGCTGCTGATAGTGTTGTATTACCATTTGCTATACTATTATATTTGTCTTTTATAGTGTTTGTAACGTCATCAACACCTTTATTAAATGTTGTTGTTAAATCTTTATAAGGATTATTGTTTTGAGCACCGGATGTTGGAGGATTGATAGCAGCATAACCTTTAGATGGATCTAATACATTTTGAACAATATCATCTGTTGGTAATCTATCAGTTATTTTACCGCTGTCTGATGTTTTTGGAATAATAGTAGTACCACCTTGGTCATTGCCAGATGGTTGATCAATATTTTTTCCTACTTGTGAGGTTTTAAGTAAACCTTGTTGCAAGTTTGCTATAGCACTTAAATTGGGATCACTGGCTATCTGTTGGGCAGTAACTCCTTTTAATATTTCATTCGCTTTAGATAATTGATCATTTACATCACCGGTGATACCCATAGCTTGCATTCTCTGTAGACCGGCTATTCCGGGGTCGTCACTAAATTTCATTTTTGAAATATCATTATTTGCGGGATTTTGAATACTGTTAGATCCTGTAGGAGTATTATTAGCATTTGCTGATCCCGCAAGAGCTCCACCTGCAGCTCCGATAACAGCTCCGGCGGAAGAATTTGGAGTATAGTCACCGGTAGCTCCTTGTTGTGCATTTCTTAAATAAGCTCTGTGTGCTCCTCTAGACCAAGTAGTCCAATGATGATATCCACCCTTTGCTCCGAGCTGTCCTCTTTTTAACATCAATGCTGCACGAGCATTAGTCATTGGATCTTTTAACTGACTCATATCAGTTATTCCTAATCTACGCATTCGATCAGGACCAATGTTTCCTATCATATTAATTTGCCAAAGACCATAGGAATTATCTCTTCCTTTACCGTTATATATCCTTGGATTTCCTCCCGATTCTGGTTGAGATATAGCTCCTAGTGTTCTAGCTTCTTCTTCAGTTCCGCCTGCCTGTCTAATTAATGCAGCTGCATCTGCAGCAGTGTATCTCTTTAGATTACTAACATCTTGACCATTTTGATTTTGATATTGCTGACCTTGAGCTTGTGTCTGTGAATTAGCTGTTTGTGATCGATTTCCGTTATAGCCTTCTGGAGGACCGCCTACACGATTTAATATCCAATTAGCATCCTTACCTACCGACGCATAATTAGTATTTCCTTTAGCAGCTTGTCCTAATCCGACTGCGATACTATCTCCAACATACAACGCCTTATTTGCTTGACCACCTGTATTTTGATTTATTTGGTTAACAAGCGCTCCATATTCTTTTCCGTCAGGATGTACCTTATCACTGTTACCTTGGAAAGTATAAGTTGGCAAATTGTATTTCTGTGCTATAGCCCTAGCAACTTGTGCCGGGCCTTGGCTAAACTGATGTTCTTGAGAAGTTCCCCCGTGCACCGAATCACGGGGAATAATCATATGTACATCATGTCCTCTTGCTTTTAGATTAGCAACAGTAGCTTCTATCTGCTGATAGTACTTCCTGGGATCCTGATTAAAGTTATTCGTACCAGTACTTAGGATCACTGGTGGAAGATTATCAGCCTCTAATAGAGTCTCTGCAGACTCTACGAGATTTATTAGTTTACGAAAGCTGTTCATTCTTAAACTTCTCGAACTCTGATTTTAGATCTCGAAGCACACGCTCACTTACCTGCTGCATCGGATTGTCACCTTTGGATACCTTAGGATAGGTCTTCTTAGGACTATTTAATCCTCCAGCTAGCATCATGTTCATATAATCAACATCCTTGTATCTCGGATTTGGCTCGTTAGCAAATTCTTCTTCCATACTACCATCTGGTCTGCCAACTCCGCCGCTTGCATCTGGTTCCTTGGCAGTAGTTGCATTAGGTTCTGGTTTGATATCAAAACCGCCGCTAGCTCTTTTTTCAGCATCTGCTGCTATCCTAGGAGCCACTGCTGCTTTAACTTCATCAGATGATGCATTGGTATTAGTAGTAGGAACTGCCGCAGGAGGAGGTGTTGGAGTTTTTTCACTAGCACCATTTGTCGCAGCATTAACAGTTTGTGACGGAGTTGAAGAATTAGGAGTTGTACCATTAACTCCAGGTTTTACTTGTAATTGATCTGGTCTGTAACTATTATCACCTACTTTTATCGCACCCGATTGTGCGGGAGTCGGTGGTCCTTGAATTTCACTTGCAGTAGGATCTGCAGCTTTAGCTTTATCTGCCATGTCTTTATCCCAGGCATTAAATGTATGAGGTATAGCATTTGGATCGGTTGTTTGCCCACCTAATGGATTTAATTTAGCATTATTAGGATTGGTATCAGGTTGCTGTGGTGAATTTTTTGTTGGATTGGTTGGCTGATCATTGAAACCATAACTACCTTGTGGATTGCCATTATTTTGGTTCATTAAGCTGCTCATAGCTCCACCAAATAAACTTGGTATCAGCTGCTGCATAAAACCGTTACCATTTTGCTGTTGATAGTATGGACGATTCCTACCACCGTCTCGGTCAAATCTACCTCTAGGATTTAGATTTGGCATACGCTGTGGTCCACGTTGTGGCCCACGTTGTGGTCCGCCAAATCCCCTATTACCAAATCCTTGTCCACCAAAGTTTGGTCTCATTGCAGGTGCTGACATCCTCGGTGCGGACATCCTTGATCCCCCGCTAGGACCGCGCTCATCTAGTTGCTGTATACCTCTAGCGAGATCTTTGATTCTCTTGAGTTCAGTATATTCTGCTAATAGTTGATCATACTCTGCTTTTTTAATTCTGTATTGTTCAACAGCAATAGTATCTGGTTCTCTAGGTTTAGCTTGTGCAGCTGGAGCGTTTTGAGTTTTAGGGGCAGCATTACCGGTAACTCCGCCAATGCCAAAACTTCCGCTAGCCGACGGTCCTGTTGCTTGTGCTACTGTTGGTTTTGCAGCAGGTGCTTGTGCCGTAAATCCACTAGGTGCCATGTTTGCTGCACCGCCGCCTACTTTAGGAGCTGTTGGTGTTCCTATCGGAGAAGCTGCTGGTGCTTTCGGTGCTGCTGGTGTTGCGGCTGCTGGCTTAGATGCGCCGCCTGCTGGTGCTGCACTCGTTCCTAAGTTTGCTGGGCGCGGCGGTGGTGTTGGTGTTGCTGCTGGCTTAGGTGCTCCACCTGTTGCTGCTGGCTTAGGTGCTCCACCTGTTGCTGCTGGCTTAGGTGCTCCACTTGTTGCTGCTGGCTTAGGTGCTCCACCTGTTGGTTCGCTTCTGTTTATAGCTTTATTATATTCCGGAGTACCTTTAGATGTTGCTGGATTATATGCTGTCTGGCCAGCGCCTAAATTCTTTTGTATATTTGCTGGATCATTTTTCCCCCCAGCAATAGCAGTTTTACCTTGTGCAGCATTCATATACTGACCTAATGTAGCATTTTGATTGCCAGTACTTTGTCTAAATTGATTCAATTGATCGGCACTAACTTTACCACCTGCACCAATAGTTGGTTTAAATGGTTGTGCAGCTCCAGCTGCTGGAGTCGGATTAGATTTTGGTGCAGCTGCGGGCATTTTATTTTGATCTGTGTCAGGTTCATTCATACCAATAGCCGCACCTGTAGCTGTTGGTGGAGAAGTTTTTGCTACGCCGCCACCTGGTAGATGCTCTGCTCCAGGTGCTTCTGCCCTATCAGGAGGAGTAAATTTAGTAGGTTCAACAAACGGTGCAGGGCGAGCTGGCGCAGGTGTTGGCCCGGGCCCATCTCTTTCTGCTGGAGAAGCATTTAACCCAGCTGCTTGTGATTGAGCTTGTCCTGCTGGGGTTGCTGCTTGCTGCGCTATGGCTCTACCAGCAGCACCTTGCTGAAATGATGTTAATGGCTCACCTGGTGGTGTAGCCTTAGGTGCATCTTTACCGCCCAACGCAGTTGGTGCAATCTTTTCATAACTTGATCTAGTATCTGCAGGAGCTGGAGATCCTGGATTTGGAACTGTTCCGGGTGCAAAAGTTTTTGCGCTGCCATTTCCAACCATTTTATCTTCTTCACTTTCTTCGTCAGTAATAGCATCGTGTTTTAGCCCAGCTAGCTTCCTCATATTATTCATTTCTTCATCAGTACTTTTGATCATGTCACCGATGGGATCCTTAGAGTCTGCTGATGGAAGTTTCATTTCTGGATTTGCCATCGGAGGAGCAGCAGCAGGAGCGTTTTTAGTATTTGGCACAGCAGGAGCAGAAGGTTCGCTAGCTCTCATAAATGGATTATTCGCTGTAACAGGATCTATATAATCTCTGCCGCCCTTCATTACGGTTCCCTTGGTACCTTCTTGATCCATAGGACCTTCATCTACATCTGCGTTCTTAACAACGTCAAGTGTCTTAACCATCGGCATGATAGGACCGCCCTTTGGCATCATATCTTGTGTAACAGGTTTCTGGCCTCCTACAGTAAATATCCTATTCATCATAGTAATGATGTCATCCGGACTATCACCATTGGCGCTCATATTAACGCTAACTGTCTCTCTGATATTGTTTGATTTCATGGTCTTACACCTTTAGGTTTAGGCATCTTCCTGTTAGCGAAGGGGCTCTTAGAATCTGCGTCTTTGTTTGATTGTTCCGATTGGCTAGCATCATTTGGCATCGACTTAGCTAATAGCTCGTCGTTTACACCTTTCCATTGTGTTAGCGTGTGTGTTTCTTTATTGAGTTCTTTTAGGAACGTCATCATATGCTTTTCGCCGACCATCTTCTGAGCATCGGATTCTGCATCACCCATGTCTGGATGCATCAGCATGATATCATATTTGCCGTTCTTAGCATAAGCTGCTGGATTGTCTTTGTCAGCCATCATCTTCTGGTATTCTTCGGTGGGATCATATTCGGTGCGCACTACTATCCTGCTATCAGGTATGTTAGTAGCTTCGCTCACATAATTCCTCAACACGTTTGAAACACAGGGATATTCTAAGCTGACTTCATATATATGTACTACTGAACTTTCATATTCTGGAAAATCTAGAGGCACTTTCTGTACTGGAGTAGTGCTCTTGTCCATGCTTACACAGCTGTATTTCTCTAGGCTGCTCCTCAGTGTCTGATCGAATTTTTCTGGGAGATCGCCGACGATCTTTATCTTAAAATCGTAATACTGTTTGCTCTCATAGAGGTATTGGCTAAAACTTTTCATGATTCGTGGTCCTTAAACTATTTATCTATCTTTTTGAGTTTTTCAAGCAAACTGTTGCGATCACTAATCACATAGTCAGTCACGTCAACAGCGTTGTCATCGCCCTTCTTGAGATCTTGATCTAGTTTCTGTTTCTTTAGCTGTAGATCTACGATCCTCAGCTTCTTATCTATCTTTGCTGCTTTAGCATCTATGGCATTCTTCATCATATTAGCAGCAGTCTCAAATATCTTGCTGCTATACCTCACTTCTACATTCATACCTAGATCCATTAGATCTTCGTAGGCTTTTAATGATTTATTTGCTAAGTCGTCAAACTCTTTGTCGCTGCTTGAACCTAAGCCATCTACTGTCGGTAATGCGAAAGCTACTTTATCAAACTGCTGTAGAGTAAGTTCGATCTCTTCTTGCTTGGCTATCTCTTTGCTGGCAGCTTTGATCTCTTTCTCTATAACCTTCATCTCTTCTTTGTGTTCTGGGAGATTTAGCAGCTCTTCTAGTTTTTTTGTCATACATTACTTATTTTCTTTTGCTGCCTTGGTGGAATAAATCATGTTCATTTACCACACGGAACCTAATACCTTTTTGTTTAGCCCAGGCGTGTGCAGCTTCCCATTTGGCCATGTTCTTCACATACTGTATCTGATTGACTGGATTCTTGCCTACTTTTTCCAACAGCTGATGATTGCTGGGTTTTATCTCTACTATTTCAGCGTGTTTCTTGCTATCTTTATCTGTATATACGATAAAGAAATCAGGAACGTATACAGTCGATCTATTCGTTACAGGACACTTGTATGGTATCTTTATGCTTTCACTAGCCCAATGATGTATGCTAGGATGTTCGTCACAGGCTTTCATAAATGCGAATTCCCAGCTGCTACGATAGTGAGGATCACTGGTTCCTACATATTTGTGTTGATTTTTGAGGGCATATTTTCCCTGCGCAAACTTTCCCATTAGGCTAGAATGTTCCTTATCTCAAAATCAAATAGATTAGTTTGATCTACTCTATTGGCCAATATACTGGTTGGTACTCTGTTATAGTTTAGTATCTCGATTATGATCTGGCTTAACTGTAATTCGTTAAGTCCTTTTAGTTTATCTAAAAGTTGGAACACGCTGATAGGCGGAGATTCTGCTTTTGCCTGTTTCATTAGTGTTGCAGCTAATGCTGCCGCTGCTGATGTTTCATAACCTCTGCTAGTAAAGAAACCCAAGACTGCATCAGTTTCCCCTGCAGGAAATGCTATAGGTTGGGCGTAATAGGTATCAAAGAAGTTTTTCATCTTTGATGCGCTATCGGTAGGTTTAGTATCAGCTGGTAAATTCGTCGTGCTTGTGTTCATCGATTATTTATATATCTGATGAATCAGACTTCGTACTCACCTGAGTTATCTTCTATAACAGGATCCGCATCAGCTACTTGGTCTGCTGGTGCTACAGGATCGTTTACAGCAACATCATTGGTGTTCTCTCCGCTGTCAGCGGCAGCAGCAGCTTCTGGATTAGGCGAAGGTGTATCTGGTTGTGCCTGTGCATCCATACTAAGAGAAGTATCTGATGCTCTATTTCCTTTATCATCCCAGGCCGACTTAACATTACCGTTCGCGTCTCTTGTAACACTTCCTGACACAAATCCATCTTTCTGATATGTTGTTATAGTCGTTCCATCTGGAAGTTTTGCAACCTGATCAACTGTTCCAGCTGATGATACTTTATCAGCCAAAGAACTAGCTGCTGTAGGCTGTGGTCCATTATTAGCTGCGGCTGGCGAACCAAAATTGCCAGCTGCACTGTTTGAATTTCCGCTAGAACCATCACCTGATGGTATCTGTGTAGGACCGGTGCCACTCCTAACAGTGTTAAATCCGCCTGTATTGTTATCTGTAGCGGCTGACGGATTATCTCCATTATTGGGTGCATCATAAACATCTTTGGCTGCTGCTCTATTATTATTATCGCCACTTGGATTACTAGGTGATGCTACACCATTCTCATCCGTCTGGTTCTGTGATTGATTAGAATTATTACTGTCAGTTAGCCCGTCGTTTCCTGAATTGTCAAACGCTCCGTTTAATAATCCTATACCGGCGTTTATCAATCCGGAAGCTGCTCCTGCAGCTAACCCAAATGCTATACCGTTTAAACCTCCTGCTTGTTGATATGGGGAGTTGCCATAGAAAGATCTAGAACCGTAACCAAACGGGGTACGATTACCTCTATCTAGATCATAAGGATATCGAGATCTACTGTTAGATGGATATTTGTTGAGGAGATCATTCGTCCTAACATCCCCAAATACTCCTTCCACACCTTCTTTGTTATATTCGTTTACAAGAGGACTAGGTATATTATCGTAATGCAATACCGCCCAACCAGTAGGATCATCTTGCTGTATAGTACCATTAGAATATAGAACAGCATCATATATGATGCTTAGTTTGTGGTTTATAGTACCTGCCGATTCGTCTTGATTGACTGCATCATGATCCCACTGTGTTATCTTTGGTAAACAGAGCAAGTAGCTGTTGAATTGATGCCTATTGATGGTGAATAGTTGTATGCTATAAAAGAAAGGCTCGCGGCTTTTGGATCCGTTGTCTAGTCCATATTGGAAAGGCCAGCGTGATTTGTTATGATAGGTATGTGATTGATAAGCTGCGGGAAATACATCACCATAAGGTCCGTAGTTGTTGTTCCTATCTCCGAAGTAGTATCCGTAATATGATGCCCAAAGAGAGTTAACGTTGCCATAGTTGTCGTCGTGCATTACCATATTGATCGGCATATAGTTTATCTTTTTGTAGATATGCGCTTTCCTATTGTATTGATAAAACGGTTCAGTATCTATCTGGAACTTAGGGAGATCGCTGCTCCTCACTAGATAGTTTAGTTCTAGTCCTGCTTTTGATTGCAAATCGGGTGCTACATTAGGATTGATATTGAAGACTACATAATAGAGGAATTTTACCTTAGGTGCCAGTCGGAAGTTGTCATCTACATATAATCTAGAAGCGTGCTGATAATCTCCCAGGTTGCCCTTGTCACCTGTGATAGTGTTACCTAAGTAGCCGTCGAATTTATTTGCCATATAGTATTTATACCACAAAAAAAGACCGGATTTTTCCGATCTTTTTTAAACTAGAAATTTCGTTATTTGTATTAGCCGGCACCAGTCGAAATAGCGCCAACAGTACGACCAACATTAACACCGATACCAGCACCCTGTGGAGTCTGTATAGCGTTGTCATAGCGTATGCTGAGTGATATCTGTGTAGCTTCGTTTGAGCTGTATGCTAGGCTTCCGTAGTTAGCTGACACTAAGAAACAACCATACATTTCCCAAGTTTCAAGCACGTTTGGTGTATAAGCACCATTACCGCCATCTAGTATTTCGATGCGTGTTAGGAACTTATAATCAACACCACTAGCAGCTGAACTCTGCTCGTAGAAGTCAAATTGCTTCTGCATCTGTTCGCCTACTAGTTTCTGTACTATGCCAGTAGCATCTTCACGTATGTTGACGCTGATTGGTTGCCAGCTGTGCCTTCCTGCCAAGAACACTTGTGAATTGTAAGCGTTCATTGTTATTTCTTGGAAACTTGCATTTGGTTTTGTGCAATCTATGATTTGCCTTGATAGTTCTGTAGTTGGATTGGTTACACCAAATCCGTCAAAGGTGACCCTAAAGCGATAGTTGAGCTTCGGCATCAGCAAAGTTTGGTTGCCCGCGCTTTGGTCCGAAGATACCGGAACGCTTAATTTTGTTAGTGTTGAAATAGCCATTCTAAACTCCTAGTTATACTTTATTTATTATCTAGTCACCATCAAATTTTGGGCTGGATTATTTACTTGATAATCCAGCTATCGCTCCAGTATTCTTAATCCTTATTGGGATATAGATGAACTCAATAGCCTTAACAGGTTCGATAGCTATGTCGATATATAGTTCGTTAGCATCGATCCTGCTTGGTGTGTTGTTTGACGTGTCGCAAACTACTAGGTAGTCGTAAAGCGCACGTTGTCCAACTAGTTCTAGCATTAGGCTTTCTACTGTAGCTTTTACAGAATCTCTAGTCGTCTTGTCGTTTGGTTCAAACAGATAAGGCTTAGCAAGTATCGAAAGCTGTGTGCGTAGATAAACTATCAACCTAGCTACGTTGATCCTGTCCATAGCGCTCGCTAGAGGAGCCCTAGTCTTCTGACCGAATACTGTCAATCCGCTTCCTACGAGGAAAGTTATTGGATTTATGCTTAGTTGATATAGCGTATCGCGCTGGCCGTTGTTTAGAGCGATGCTCTTGAACTCACCAGTTGCTGCATCAATATAACCACTTGCAGTAGCGTTATTTACGATACCACGGCGTAGTCCTGCTGGAGCAAACCAAGGATAGCTTACGCTATCGCTTAGGCTTATAGTCCTTAGTGCCATATGGCTTGGAGGAACTACGATGCTATTACCAAAGTTATCGTTTGTATAACCACTTGGATAGTAAACACCTAGATAATCATCAAATGTTACTAGACCTTTTTCGTTGTTATCAACTGCAACAGCAGCATTTGAGAAATAATAGTTTAGTGAAGTAGCATCGCTTGGTAGACGGAATGGAGTATCGCCTACGACAAACGCTGTCTGCTTGCGATCTACGTTCAATTCAACCATGTTTGAGATCAGTTCTACATAACCTGGTGTAGCGATTAGATTGAATAGTTTCCTTTCATCATCACGTATATCTTGGTTAGTGTCGACTAATGCCTTTAGCTTCTGCACTACTATGCTGCGTTGGGCGTGCCTTCCGAAGTAAGCTACTAGATTCTCATCAGTACCGCTAGCGCTTATCCAACGATCCGCTGCATAACCGTCTTCGCTTTCGTTGTTAAAGCGTAGGTTGATCGAACCATTGTTTGTATTAATGTAATTCTTAACATATGATTTTACATTAAATCCGCTGCGACGTGTGTTGAATAATAGCATACCACGTGGATAAAGCGCAGGATCTGGAGTATCAAAATCTATGAAGTTGCTGTGTAACAGATCAGCTATATCGCCTGGCATATCACTGTTTGCACCGTTTACGTTGTAACGTGCATCTGCGAATATGATACCATTTTCTGTAGTGTGATCTGTATTATCTACAGGCACCCAAGTTAGGCTATAATTGTCCCAGATATTGATCATCGGATAGTTTTCGATATCGCTAGTGTCTATCCATATATCGCCAGTGCGTAGGTGTGTACCATCGCTCTGTGTAGTTGGCCTTGAAGCTTGTACTAGAGGACCAGCAGGATCTGTTAAGAAATCAGCGCCGTTTGTGCTATAGTATGGGCTAGTTGGATCTCTATAGCCTACCCAAGTATGACCGTTGTGTATCATTATATCAACTTGGTCGATTATGTTGTTGTACCATAGTGTTCCAGTTGTTGGTGTTAGTGCAGGAGCTACGCTGCTAGCAGTATATAGTAGTGGTTCCCAGTTTGTAGCTACAAATTTGTGTGCTGTATCACCTTCTGGAGCAGTGTATAGGCTATCGGTACCGCTACCGGTGTTTACATTGTATCCTGTATAACCGAGATGTGTTAGAGCATCAAATGTTTCACTTGGGCCGCTACCTGCATGTATTCCAGCAGCTACACGTATCTCACCACCTGTGTTGTGTTGTATTATCAGCTGATTCATCGCATTAACACTGGCTTCAATATTAGTAAAACCTGCACCATTGATAGTTGCTGCTACTAGTGATGCATCAGTTGCTGACGCATCAGCAGTGAATTGGATCAACCTATCTACATCTAGTGCTGCTGTTCCTACTAGTGATTCTGCTAGGCTAAACTGATAGATCCTCTTGGTGTAAGTGGTAGCAGTTAGCGTAATTGGACTGCCGCTGCTGGCTATGTTCTGTGAATTAGTTACAGTATAAGTACCAACGCCGCCTGTGTCTCCGCTAATTTGTGCAGTTATTACAGTTCCAGGTAACACGCCCAATCCAGTGATAACTTGGTTCGCTGCAACTGTTCCTAAACTTATAGTTGCTACGTGTAGCGTAGTGCCAACGATATAACCAGTGAATGTGAATCCTTGAGAACCCTGTGGGAAAGTAGTAGCATCGATCACCTTGCTGACAAACTGTGTTGGATCTGGTTGTGTCCTGCGATAGATCTTGTAGTCAGCATATGAAGGACTTCCATCAACTTGTGATGACTCAGTAACATTGTATTGTGCATAGAGTGTGCCTGTATTGATGTTCTTACCGCCGCCTGCTAGGTCTAGGCCATATGTCGCATCTTGATTGTTATCATAAACTGGGCAAGTGATCCTGTTCCAGCTGTTAGTGGCCGAACTCCAAACCTTAACATCAACAAATGCACCTAGGTTTACGTTTGTGGTCTTTAGCCATAGGCTGCCTGATGGGCGAGGGAATAAATCTCTAGCCTTGTAACGAGGTACTGTAAAGTGTGGCTGTATGCTTAGTTCTGGACCATAATAGGTACCTGTTGCTATACCAACTGCGCTATCACTAGCAGCAGCAGTAACAATAGATCCTGTACCTGCTGCTAATACGATGGCATTGGCTTTTGGATTTGAAAACTCAACGGCTCCATTAACTAGCGCACTGTTGCTGGTATTCATATAAACGATATTGTTTACTGGATCAACTGTTATTACTTTAGCACCGTATGTGATGCCAGCACCAAATACGTTGTTTCCTACAGTGATACCTGTGATGCTAGCTACAGTGATGTAGTCATCACCGATAAAGCCAGTAGCAGTAGTTTCTATATAATAATCCTGGAATATCACAGGAACGCTGCTTAAATCTTGGCTGATAGGATGATCTAGAGTGATAACGTCACCGTTGATGTCTACGATAGTTCCTGGTAGATTTTGACTCTGTCCTACTCCATACCAATGACCGTTTAGATCAGTTACTGTCATTCCCTTTATCAGTGTTGCGCCAACTCCTGATGCTACAGTTATGTCTGTTGGACTAACTGTGCTGCTACCAGTAGCAGTAGTTTCAACGTTTGTTGAAGTATTACCATTAGTAAACAGCTGTAGCCTTGCATTTACTATGTCTGCTGTAACACCATGTGAATCTGTTAAAGAGTTTATATTAGTCTTTAGACTGTTGAGATTGTTTCCACTTGCTGTAATGAGTACATTGTTAATGTAGAATGTATCACCTATATTGATAGATGGATTGCTCTTAGTTCCTTTTGCTGCTGGCCAGCTAGCATACCAATCGCTGCTGCCTACTTCAACCCACATTCCCATATAGTTCTTGAAATATGCAACAAGTGTAGTCGAAACTGCTACCACAGCATATGTACCGATAGTACCAATTGCCCCACTTGGGAAACCAGTCATTGGATCTAGTTGTGTAGCATCTGTGATTACTAGAGGAACGATATTTGTAAACTGTTGTCCACCGCTAGTTGTGCTAGCTTCGCCATTCCATTGGAATATACCCCAATGG